TAATTGAAGGGAATACAGCCATTAGCGTGAGAGTAAGCCTCCAGGTCGTTTTTGCTTGATTAGTTCTTGTTGTACTGCAATGCCAATCGCCTTGCCAAGTTGCGCGGCCTGATTGCCATCACCCTCAACAGAAGAGCCAGAAGCATCAACGTTCACAGTCACACTAGCGCCACCGCCCATCGCGTGATTTGGAATAATAGTCCCTGCGCTTCGCGGAACAAATAGTTCCGGACCGCGCTCGCCAACCAAAGAAGGTTTTCCGACTGGAGGGTTACCCCCATCCGCAAACTGAGCAATCCCATAATTAGGCCCAAGAGTGCCAAACCTGCCGGTCTGCCCTCCACCAAAGCCTAAAGGCGTGGAAGGGTTGAATGGTGTCATTAAGGATTTTATAAACCCAATAGATTGCTCGATAATGTATATCTGAATTAACTGTTTTGCAATATCGCGAAGAACATTAGCCGCTATGTCTCGCAAGGCGTTGCCCCAGCTATCCGCGCCATCGATAAGTAAGTCAAACGCTTGCGTCATTCCCTGACCCATCACATTAGAAATACCGTCGGCCAAGGCAAGTTGCTGTTTAACCGCTGTGTTTAACTCGTACTGCTGCTCTATGTGCTTCTTCATTGCATCCATGCGACGCTGGTCTTCATCTCTTTGTATAACAGCTAGCTCACGGACAGCTTCCGCCTTGGCTTCAGCCTCTCGCGCATCCGCAGCAGACGTAATCGCAATTTGCTCCCTAAGTTGCTGTTCAAGAGGCAAGTCACGCCCTGTAAGTTTCTCCATAGCTACATCTTTTCTGGCGTTTATCTCAGCGATCCTTTCTTCTAGCCCAATCCGAATAACTAATTGTTTGTCCCCATCAAGCTCTGCCTGAGCAATTCTATCCTTAAACTGGGTTATATCTTTAATTTTTGTAGCTTCAATTTCAAGGAGCCTTATACGTTCCTGGCTCTCTTTCAAACGCTTAGCAGCTTTCTTGACCTCTAGCTCTTGCTTGCTTGAACCAGACCTAAATCTCTTTCTATCTTCTTCCGTTATAGGCACTTCAGTAGCTTTTACTCCGGAACTTAAAATATCATTTATTTGGTCAGTAAAGCTTACTAACGCTCCTTCGCTCAAACCTTGCATGTCAAACACTCCTGCTGCCATGTTTGGACCCGCTAGAAGAGAGCTAAGACCACCCTTTATGGGGTCTTTTGCACCTTGGAACGAAGGCAATAAACCTCTTAATCTTTCAGGGTCCCTCTCTTTCAACGTTGACAGAGATCGTGCGAATTGAGACTGTGCAACTTTTATGCCAAGAGTCGCATTAACTATTTTTAAAAATTTAGCTAAAGGCCCCGAAATAAGAAGCTCAAGATTTGTTGTTAGTTCGCCCCATTGCTGCTTGGCTAGCTTTGTTTGCTCAGCAAGGTCTTGCATTTTTTGGATGCCACCTGGGCCAAGAGCATCATTCAGTTCTTCCGTAACCAAAGCTGCTACGCCGGTCAAATCGCCTTGATTTTCAAGCTTTCTGGCTAACTCTTCAGTCTCTTTTGAGCTGAACAATGAACGTTCTCGCAGAAAATCAAGTGCTCCGCCTACAGAATTAACAGATTCAGCTGTTTTAATAGTGCTGGCTAATAACTGATCCGCTTGCTGGCCAAGGGCGCTAAGCCCAATCTGCGCTCCAAAAGATCCGGTTAATCCGCCTAACGCACCACCGGCCACAGAACCTGCACCACCGCCGAATAACAGCGGGAAGCCAGCGCCAAGGGCAACCTGGCCAAGACGGTCCATGCCAGCTTTACGAGCACGCGGTGAACCTGGAATATTTGCCGCCCCGCCAATCGGACTTGATGGGCCTCCTCTACGCGCAAGTTTCTCAAGCTGTTTTCTTTGGTGCTCGTAATAAGCAGGAGAGCCAATTAAATCTTTATTGCCTCGTATAGGACTGCTTGCACCGCCCTGACGCGCAAGTTTAGAAATCTCTCGGTTTAGATGATCAAAATATGCGGGAGAACCTGGAAGGTTTTTGCTGCCTCTTAATGGATTTGTAGCTCCACCTTGACGAGCTGCTTTGTCGATTTCTTTTTGCTGTGCTTCAAAATACTTTGGTGATCCAACCAAGTTTGGGTGCCCCTTGATAGGGTCTGAAGCTCCGCCTTGGCGAGCAAGTCGGTTAATGGCTTTTTGTTGAGCTTCGTAATAAGCCGGAGAGCCTACTAAGTCAGCACGACCTTTAATAGGATCTGCAGCTTGCCTGCCGGATGCGCTGATTTGGGCTGGTGAGCCCATCATGCTTCTTACGCCACGAACTGGGCTGGCAGGGAAACCTTGTCTTTGCGCTTTAAGTATTCTTAGTTTTGATTGTTCTAACCGAAGATTTCTCTCCAAAATACGAAATTCTTTTTGAGCGTTAGCAAGATCTTTGCGGCCTTGTTCAGTAGTTGCTTTACCCATTTGTTTTCTGAGCTTGGCAACATTTAGCCCCTTGCCCTCCATCTCGTTGATGCGATTCATCAAACGAGCACGTTTATCTACAATACTTTGAAGTCCTTTTTCCTGCGAAGTTGCTGACTTCCCAAGATTTTTTATCTTATTATCAACCTTGTTTAGGTCTGTAACGACCTTGTCCGAATTAATTTTGATATTTACTTCGTACTCAGCAGCCACGACTAACCCGAGAACATTGCTCTCAGGTTAGCGCACCCCACGGTATTGGGCCTGCTGACGGCTCTTTTCGATCTCTTTCTGCTCTCGGTCTGACTTGACGGAACAGTATGCGCTCCAAGCCTGCAGTTCTTCAAGCGACATGCTGGCTCGAAGTTGAGCCAGTGTCATACCTAGTTTTTCAGCAATAAAAAACTGCAAGAATAGGTAGTTGTCACCTTCAATCGTCGCTTTTAATGGCGTCAGGATCTTCCACCTCATCCATGCCCTGCATCTTGGACATAATGTCCAAAACAATGCTTAAAGGCAATCGGTTGCAGATCTTGGCGCGGTCACCGTCCGAAAAGATCCGGTTGCCTACTTCGTCTTCTGCCTTGCGAATGACCATCTGGATCGCAAAATCCAAGTTATCCTCAGAACCGCTGACGTTTAATGCCTTCAAAGAGTTATTGATGGAATCACGATCAGCAATTGTCAAAGGCTTCCAGTAAAGCTTTAGAACGACTTCTTCGCCACTTTTAATCGTGTAGCTACTTCGTTGTTCGACATTAAACGCTTTGCACAGTTTGTCGATTGCGCGTGTTTCAGCCATAAAACTCAGTCAACTAGCACAGTATAGCCTAACGAATTTGGGCTGATGCAAACCCTCTGTCCAAATCAGCAATAAGCCCTTTTGTTTCGGTGTAGACAACGTACCAATCAGGATCTTGGTTCCTAGAGGTTAGTTTGCGCTTATCCACTTCTTTATGCTCTCTATAAGTACGAGTAGCATTGCCGCGATAGACAACCGCACCAGGGTTATTTACAGCAAATCCTGCATACGCGACGGAGTTACCGATATACAGAGGACTGTCTATTGGAAGTTTCAATGCCGGGTCTTCGCCAAAACTTGGACGAGCAGTCTTAGGAGGCGTAGAACGCCTGAGCATGTCTTTTAACTCGGTAGGCTTAACAGCTTGGTTGCTTAGCTTCCAACGACGACCAAAATCACCCGTCCACCAAGGGCCTTCTTGTTGCAAAGATTGTTTTATCTTTGGCCCGGCGGCTGCACGCCCTTCTTCAACAAACTTGCGAATATCTTTAGTTAGCTCAGTAATTGGCTTAGCCATTAGCAGTAAAGCGACAACGCAGACTTAAAACAAAATGGCTTTGGTCTTCAGTCGTAATAGCAACCGGACCAGTGATTTGCTCTACTCGTGGCGAAGCCGAATAAGTGTCTGAATAACCAGGAGCATTTACGGAAGTCAAGCCGTCAATTACCGACTCTGCAATGGCAGCCGCGCCAGCAGAACCTTTGTTTTTTGGAGTAAACACGCCGCACTGAATTGTGCCACTGTAAAAATCAATGGAACTGCCTTGCGGCTGGAACGTTGATTGGTCGAAGTTTAGGGTGACCAACACGTACTTCTTTGTTTTACCCGGTGTCGTAAACGGCATGTTGTCAAAAACAACGTCAACCGTTGCGTCCGCTGCAGCAACAGCAGTATTAATGGCAGTCTCAAATGCAGCTCTA